AAATCATTTCTAAATAATGTATTGCTTTATTTATGTCTTCTTCTTTCCCCTTCGACTGATGTCTACAGATATATTTTATAGCATTGCCTTCTGCAAAAAGCAATTTGTTTTCGTTTATAAACTCTGCGGGTTGTATCTTCATTTGTTTATAATGTTTTCCACCAACTTGATTGTCTAGTGAATCGTATGTTGCTTTTTTAAATAGTTCTTTGTTTGTCATAGATTATAAGCCTTCTTTGTTTGTGGTTCGATTATATATAAGTTTTTCTCTGTTCTTGTGCAGGCAACATAAAACAATCTATGTGTATCATCCGGATCTTTTTCATAATCTATAAATGCTGCATTAGCCAAGTCTGTTATTACAACTACATTTTCTCTTTCATTACCCTTAACACCATGTATTGTTGATATACTAATTCTAGGATTCTTATTTAAATTTTCTCCAGACTTAATTAATTTTTTTATTTTTTTTATATCTTCATCACCTATTTCATTTAATGCTTCATCCCAATCAGACTCTGTTTTAAGTCCATACTTTTCTTTCAAAGTATCTATGTTATAGAAACCATCTCTGATTATAGTTTTAAATAATTTTGGATCCCAATTATCTTTAGTCATCTTTACAACTATCTTCTTGATATCATTGTAATGTAAAGGCACACCTTTTTTTAAATCATTCCATTTTTGTATGATCTCATATATATTTTTTACCCTAGGTACTGCATTTCTTCTTTGCCAATATAATTCTTTTTCATCTAATATATCTCCAATTCCTGCTAACATATAATTAGCTTGTGCTAATACTAACCATCTACCTGTTGAGAAATCTACTTCGTGAAGATCACTACAATAGTCAACAGATCCTTCTTCTTTTTTTGGTAGCCATTCTTTTTCTACTCTGTTTTTTACTTTTTTTATTATTTTGTTTGCAAGTGCAAAAGGTTTTTGTGGTACCCTTTGTGATTGATCTAATACAGTTCTTTCACCTTCTAGATTTATAAATGTACTAACGTGTGCACCATTCCATCTATATATAGCTTGGTCATCATCACCTGATATGTATGAGTCTTGAGCCTTCTCTTCTATCTTTTTAACTAATTTCCATTGTACCAAACTTAAATCTTGTGCTTCATCTACAAACATAACTCTAAGATTTGGTGCTTCACCACTTTTTAAAAATTTATCTAACATATCAGGAAAATCAATTAGTCCATTTTGTTTTTTGTAGTTTTCTAATTCTTCAACTATTATTTCTAGCTTACCTAATTCTATTTTTAAGTTGTTATTTAAATGATGAAATTTTATTGGGTCCATTTCTTTTGATCGTGCTAAGTTTATTAATTGTATATATGGATCTGGAGAATAGAATATACCTTCGTAGTCTTCGTCTTGTCTTGCACCTTCTAATTCTATTTGCATCTTCTCTGATAATTCTTTGTAATGTTTTGGTTGCATTACTTGGTTTCTGTTTACACCTAATTGATTAAAACAAAACGAATGCAATGTTTGAAAGTATGGTACATCGTTAAATGAAAGTTTAAACTTATCTACAGCTCTTTGTTTACCTTCTTGTGCAGCGTTCTTACTAAATGTAAAATAACCAATCTTATCTGGTGGTGTGTTAGCTAGAAACTTCTCTATGTGTCCTAGTAATGTATGTGTTTTACCTGTACCTGGTGGTCCATATATTATTCTTCTCATTTTAATAACTCCTCAACATTTTTTCTAATACTAGTTTTAAATTTAATTTCATTTGAACTAAGTTTGTGATGAGCAACAGGATCCACCATTTCATATTCTCTATATTTTTCATGAAAATCAAACCATGTTTCTTTCCAAGTGTTTGCGTTAAGATTATTTTTAAATTGCCACCCAGTTATGTTGACATACTCCAGTAAATTAGTTTCATAATTTCCATGTTCTGGATATATTTTATAATAAAATTTTTCTTCACTAATTTTTAAAGTATCAACAAATTTTAAAAAAATAGTTTTAAATTCTTTACCATCTACATGATGAGCGTCCATTCGTGGATCAATTTTTGGTCTATATCCTTGATCTTTTTTCCACTGTATTTTTGGTTGGGCAATAGCATTTTTTAATGCTTCCATAACTGCAGATTTAGGTTTTGCACTTTCATGAGTTAAACCAGTTTGACCTGGGAAACATATGCATCTAGCAGTAGAAAAATTAAACATTATTGCAGGGTTATCAATTGTTTCCATTAAAAATGGTTTACCTTCTTTATCAGTGTCAGATATTTCACCATCTACCATGCCTATTGTTTTAGACATTGTATAAGTAGGTTTTTTTATCAAAAATTCAAAAGTTTTTTCTCCAAAAACAGGACCTAACACAACTTTTATTTCGATAATTTTATCTTTATTTTTATGCCAAACATCCTGAACTAAATGTGGTTTCAATGGCGAGTAATAATATTTACTCATCATTTCTTTCATATATTTTTCATCATCTCCTTCTAAAATATATCCTTCAAACCATAATTTTTTTCGTTCTTGAAAAAATTCATAACATCCTTTTTTAGTGTCAGGTTCTCTTCCCCATATTGAAAACTTTTCTCTTTTTGCCATTGTTAATAATTCTCCTTTTTAAATGTTTTTGGTTTATATGTTTCTGTCTTCTTATCAAACCTAGATACAACAAATACAGATATTTTACTTTTACCTACACGTTTAGTTGTACAGTTTAAATCATCTTTTAACATTTGAGATGTTCTTTGATATGGAACTCTCCAATGTTTTCTAGATAAGTAGTTATTAAAGAAGTTATCAAATACAAAATGATGAAAACCATCTTTAGTATATGTACCGCCATTACGTAAATCTTCGTAATCATCTTTTTGTATTCTGTTTACACAATAATCTTCTAAATAATTATTTAATATATCTTTTGTACTTGTGCCTTCTGCAGGTTCTGTAATTTCTGCACCATTTAATAACATTGTAGTAATTTTTTTCCAATCACCTGTTTTAAGTGTGGGTGGATTTATTCTTAATTGTTTAATACATTCTTCTTGAAACAGAGCTTGATTAGCCAAGTGTTTTGCTGAGTCTAAATACAATCTATCTCCATCTACATTCATGTAATAATAAGGTTCTTCTAAATTAACTACTTGTAAATCAGTTAATCCTGGAAAGATTGGTTCTTTACCTATACCAAATTTTCTTTTCTTACATAATTTTTTATCACAAACATTACACATAGGTTCTTCACTACACTTATAATGAAAATCATTTTTCTCATTATTTTTTATTTTAGCTGTAATTATCTTTTGATCTAAAGGTGTTCTAAAATGTTTATAATTAAATTCAAAAATTTTATCTTGCCAATTTTCAGGCCATTTCATTTTAGCATATATAATATATTGATAGATAACTCTGTCTCTACCATCTTCTAATTTATCTTGTGTTAAACTTTCTATACAAGGTGGTCCATCATCAAATTCAGATTCAGGTCTTTTTATTTCTATTGTGCTAATGTCTTGTTGTTTATGTCTTTCGTATAATTCAAAAAAAGCATCTATACTAGCAGCTTCACCATCCTCCATAAAGGCGTATCTTGTTGTCTGACCACAATTAAAGTATGGTAAATTTAAAAAGTTTCCTGTATCATCTTTTGATTTTAATTCTCTTTGTTTTGGAAACACTTCCGATCCTCCATAACCTAACACAGATCTAATCTCATTTAATTTATCTTGCATCAAACCTGCTGACACATAATCTTCTGTAAATAAAAATACGTGAGCACCACCAGACTTTGATCTACATACTACTAATGGTAATTGAAATTGTTTTATTTTATTTATTAATTGTTTGTGATCAAACTCTGCGTAAGAGTCAATGTCTATACACCCCCACTTACATTTGTTTTCATCATTAATTGGTATGACACCTAAACTATCTGCACCATCTAAATGTTTTTGCCACAGATCATCTGTAATTGGTTCTCGTTTAACAAACGATTTACCTTTAATCTTGTTACCGTCACCATTTGATTCACCAACTAAAGTGACACCATGTGCACGGTCTAATCCATAAAATATATTTTTAAATCTTTCTATCATACAAAATAAAAGTGGGCGTTGCCACTCTCGCTTAGACGCCCACTAC